CGCCAGCAGTCAGGATATGCCGATCGCCCGGCGCGACCCCGAGCTGCGCCTGCACCGCCAAACTATCGGAGGCATACTTGTCGAACGTAGGGGGGTTTTTGGGATCGATCGCCGCATGGCTCTGCGCCACGAGCGGATTTTGCACGACATACCCGGCCGGATCGTTCTTCAGCGCCAGCTCGCGCGCCCCGACCTGCGCTTGAAACTCCCGCAGGATGGACGTACGCAGGCGATACGCCTCCGGACTATCTTGGTCCGGAGACGCAGTGCCTGGAGAACCCCCAGCTAGCGTGCCAGCGACTTTTCCCCGGATGACGGTCGAGATCGGCCCCAGCCCGGTGGACAAGTCCTGGTACGCCTCTTGCAGCTTTTCCGGCGACTCCCACTGCACGCCCTTGAACACCTGCCCGGCCGACTGCGCGACCTCGAGCTGCTCGATACGCTGCGCGGCATCCGCCGGCGGCAGCAGCCGCCGCATCCGGTCAACCGGAATCGTCACGTCCTGGCCGCCGAGCGCCGCCGCCTGCAGGTCCGGCAGGCTGCGCTCCAGGTCGGCCCGATCGGTCGCCGTTGCCGTCCGAACGATCGACAACTGCCGCGAGAGCTGCGCCAGCACCTTGGTCTGCATCTCGGGATTGCCCGACCAGTCGGTCAGCGCCTTCTGATACAGCGCGCTTTCGTCCGGATAGACCGACGGCGTCGCACCGGAGCCGCTCGCCGTATCGGAACCGCTCGAGCCCGAACCGAGGCGCGACAGCACGTCCCGCACATAGCTCGAGGTGGTTTTGCCCGTCACATCCGCAGCGTCGTGCACGAACGGCTGCGCGCTGCCCGCCGGCGACATATTCCCGAGCCCGACGCCTGGAGCACCGCCGCCGCTGAAGAACCCGGCCGCCACTCGGGCCGGATCGCCCCCGGTTTTCTGCCACAGGTCGTTGACGATGCGGTCGCGCACGGTCGCCCGATCGGCCGCGTTGCCGAAATTCTCGCCCGGCTGGGCATACTGCTTGAACGTCGCCGGCATGATCCCGTCGACCGCGCCCGCCGGCGACGTCCCACTGCCCTCCTGCGCCGCAATCGCCTGCGACAACGCAGCAGGCGTTGTCCCAGGTGGACCGGCCGGGTTTTGACCCATCAGCCCGCTGACGTAGTTCTGCGCGGCAGTGTCGCCGGCCTTCACCTTCAGCTCGCGCACGAGCCCCATGAAGGTCGGCGCGTCTATCGTGTTCCCTATCTTATTCAGCATCGTCACAGCCGCGACCGGATCCTCCGCGGCCAAGGTGCCAATGACGTTCTTGTAAACCCGCCCGCGAGCCGCCGCCGATTGGGCGGCAATCGTCGCCGCGTCCCAACCTTGCAGCTTGCCCTGTTGCTCGACGCTATCTGTCGCCGTTTGCGCCCACTTCGCGACCATGTCCGGCTGGTTGCGGAACTGCACCGCCTGATCTTCGGCGTTGAGCTGGTTCGCCTGGTGCGACTGCACCATCCAAGCCTTGCGCTGATCGGCCGCGTAGCCGCCCGCCGTGAGTTGCCAGCGATCGACCAGGTAGGCCGACTGATTCGCCAGCATCTCCTTTGCCATCGGATTCGGCATCTGGTCGAGCGCGGCCGAGCGATCGTCTTGCAATTTCTGAATGAACGACGGCAGCCCTTCATAGGCCGCTTGCCCCTCCTTTTGCCGGTAGTCCGCCCAGCTCTGGCTCATGCCCTGCGCCAGCTTCATCCCCGCGTCGCGCGCATACGTTTCGTTGTCGAGCGCCTGGTTTTGCAGGAGCTGCTGCGACTCCGCCTGTCCCGCCTGGCCGAGCACGCCACCGAAGCGCTCCGCGGCTTGCCCGACCTGCGCGCCGAAATCCGCCGGCGTGGCCTGGATGTTCAGGTAATCGCTCGGCACCGCGCTCGGCGGCGTGACCGTCGGATAGGGCGTATAGGGAACGTTCGGCATCAGGGCGCCGCGCCGCCGCCCGAGAGCAGCCCCGGGTTGACCACGCCCGTGCGCAGGTAGTTCTGGTATTCACTGCTCGCGCTCGAAGCGCCGCCCAGCACCGACGACGCGCCGCCGATCAGCCCAGCCGTCGTGTCCTGCGAGGCCTGCGCCGAGAGGAGCTGCCCGCTCGCCACGTCGCTCATCGATTGCGTTTGATAGCCATACGCCTGCCGCGCCGCCGCGTTCTGGATGGTGAGCGTGTTCAGCTCGCCCAGCTCCTTCGCGGACGATTGGACGTCGAGATTCGAGCCCGCGTTGACGTCGAGACCCGAGGCCGCCTGGTTGGTGCGGATCGCGCCGATCGTCGCAGCCGTCTTGAGTTGCTCCTGACTCGCCTGCGCCGCGCCGGCCGCCGTCGCGTATTGTGCGTTCTGGTTGGCGATGATGGCGTTGTTCGCCGCCACCTGCGACTGGTAGGAAGCCGCGGCGCTGCTCGCCTGGCCGCTTTGCACGGCACCATAGGCGCTGACGCCAGCCGCAAGCACAGTCGCGGCAATCGCGACAACCGGAAGTACGGGCATCGATCAGGCTCCGAGTACGTATGTTCGGAACGGCTCGGCAGCGCCGACCGGACGGAAACCGAGCCGCGCCAGCAGCCGACAGGCCTCCGCGTCGCGCACGTCGAACTCATTGGTCAGGACAGGGTAAAGCGCCCGCATCCGACTGGTCTGCCGCAGGCATTCCCGCCAGAAGCGCACCTTGTGGCGATCGGTCGCCGTCGTGGTGATCAGCCACGGATACGCCATGTCGCCCAGCACAGAGGCCGGCGCGAGACCCCACATAGCCACCGGCTCGGCATCGTCGAGCGCCGACCAGGCCGCCACAGAGCACCGCAGCCCCAGCTCGAGCGCCTCGCGGACCGCCATGCCCCGCTCGGCCAGCTCCGCCACGTGCGCCGGCCGCAGCCGATCGACCATCGCGTCGACATGCGCCGCAGCCGCGGCAACGATCACCAACGGCACCTCACGAGTCCCCGATCGAGATCTCCGGCACGACGCCCAGGATCGTCGCCGGTACAGGATCGTCGACCTGAAACCACATCTGCCCGCCGGTATCGTAGAGCGGGTCCAGCACGATGCGCTGATCGCCCGTCACCAGCGGCAGCGGGCCACCCATCGTAATCGTGGAGTTCCACTCCTTGACCGGAACCACCGTCGCCGCCGTCCGCCCCGCCTTGATCCCGCGGCTGTCGCGCACCCGCGCCGTCACGGCGGAGACTTTCTTACGCTTGCCCTGGATGGTGCCCTGTTGCCCCTCGCCCGCGTCGAGGTAGAGCGTCTGGAGCTGGCACTGGTAGGGCAGCCCGACGACCACCGAGCTGGCAGCGATTTGTAGCGTGATCTGCCCGTTTGCGACCACTTGCCGCGCCATGACATTCCCATCGGCCAGGATCCCGACCGTCATCCCGTTGAGGTAAGCCAGGTTGCCGACCGTGGTCGCCGGCGCCGTCATGGTCCAGGCGCCCATCGCCGCCGGCAGCGGCGTATAGAGCGGATCGTTTGGCATGGTCGGAAACATCGCGCCGACCGTCGCCGTCACGTGCTGCGCATCGATGACCGCGGTGATCGTCGCCTTGCCGGCAAACGCCCGGATCACGCTGCCGACGTTGCCGGAGCCGAACACCGCAGCGTCGGCATAGAACGTCACCGTCGCGCCCATCGGCGCCGCCACCGAGGCGCCATCGGCGGCAACATAGGCCTGCGGATAGAGGTTCGCCGACGGCTGCGGCTGCGGCAGCGATAGCGCACAATCCAGGCACCAGGCGTTCTCGATATTCGCCGGGATGTTCAGCGCCGGATTGCCCTCCATCAGGAAGCGATCGGCCAGCCGTTCGATTGTGTAGCGCCAGGTTCCGCCCAGCAGCCGCTTGACCACGAAATAGGTCGCGAACACCACCGCGGTCGTGACCGTCCCGCCCGAGGTGGTCGCCACGGTTTCCTTCACCGTGCACACGCTTTGAAACAGCCCATTGGTATCGTGCCGCGACCAGCCATAGACATCCTGCTCTTTGAGGTAGGTAAACCCGAGCAGAATGCCGTCGTCGCGCACGCACCAGATGATCTTGTAAGGCTCCTCCGCATACGCCCATTCGCGGATCACGCGGCCGGAGAACAGGTGATTAGAGAGCACCGTCATATCGGTGCCCGTGTAAATGTTGACGTAAAAATTATAAGAGAGGTCGCGGATGTAGCCGAACGGGTTGCCGAACAGCACGTCATAGTTAGCCACGATCGGCGGCAGATCGCTGGCACCGTTGAACGCCTGCGGCTGCGCCACGATCGACGCCGGCGAGATCGCCGTGGGGATCCCGCCCTGGTTGACGCCCCCGCCGGAGATCAGCCACGCGCCCGAGCTGGAGAACGCGATCAGGCCGCTCGGCATGGGCGTAAACGACTTGATCGCGTTGACCTGAGTGCTCGCCAGCGTGTCGGTAATCGCATCCGTCGCCTGCGATGGATCCGACGTGTCCATGTTCGTGAACGCGCCAGTCTTGGTCGCGTAGAACGTTTCCGGATCAGCCCCCGTCGCGCCGAACCACTGCCGCTGCGCATAATACGTCGTGCAGCCCGGGTTGTTGCCGGCGGCGAACGGGTTTTGATGGGTCGGCGGCGCGGTCGAGAAATCCGGCGATCCAGCCCGGTCGACATAGGTTGTCGACGTCGAGCTGCCGATCAGCCCGAAAATGCTGCCATCCGGCGCCGCCCCGTTGGGCACCTCCTGCGCCCGATACACGTTGTAAATGCTCGGTGCCGTGCCGGCCGGAGCGGTCCAGGTCAGCGTCTGGTAGGCATTCCCATCGGTCGACATGATCCGCGAGTCGGCCGGATTGGAGAACGACACCGAGGCGACGCTCTCCTCGCCCGTCGCGCTCAGCGCAGTCACACAATACGTGTAGCTCGTGGTCGTATCGTCGCCAGTCGCCGGCGCCTCGCTCCCATGCGTTGAGGCCGACGCACCGCCAGTCGGAGGCTGCTGCTTCGCCGCGTAGGTGATCGCCGGCAGGGTCCAATTCGTGTCGGCAAAACGATTGAGGCTATTCGGCGTGTAGGACGCATGCGTCAGCGTCATCACGTCCGCGCTTTGCGTGAACTTCAACAACGGCAGATCGGCCAGCGCATAGGGACTGCCGATCGTGTAGCCGGTGCCGACGTTGAGCACCTGCGCGCCGTTTTTATAAAATGCGATATAGCCCAAGCCAAACTCGAGCACGTAGCTTTGCAGCGTCGAGAACTGAAACGCCACCAGGCGCGGCGGAGGACCAGAGCCGGGCGTCGCCGACGTAGCGATATACCGCGTGCCGGGCCGGGTCGGCGCACCGCCGCGGTAGTCGACGAAGAAGTTGCGCATCGTCGCCGCGCCAACCTTATACTTGGCGAGGTCGACACGCGCGAACATCGACGGGCTTAGCTCGCCCGCCGCAAAGCTGGTTTGTATGAGGTTGACGCTCACGGCAATCAGTCGATCGGCGTTGCACGCTTCCCGGCGCCGTCATACATCGTATCGGCGCCGGTTTTCGCCGGCGGAGCGCCCAGCCCCAGATGCGTGATTTGCAGCTCCACGCTGCGCTCCTGCTGGCCGCCGTCGACGTCCTCTTGCCGCACCGAGCGCACCTTTGCCGTGCCCTCGATGCGCACCTCCTCGCCAGCCTTCGGCAGATCCTTGACCTGCAGCTTCAGCAGCGACCCCTCGTCCAGATGCACGCTCAGCCCGTACGGATAATCCGGCCCGTCGGTGCCTTCCATGCGCTCTTGCATCTTCCGCTCGCGCTGCTTTTTCTCGGCCTCAGTGACCGACATATCCACCGCTTTCATGCGAAGAACCTTCAGGCTGTGAGGAACAGCGCCGACTCGGCCCGGCGCCGCGTCAGCAACCCAGGCACCTCGACGAGCTGGCCATCCCGGTGCTCGTGGTCCCAGGAGGGGAACTGCGCGGCAGCGCCAGCGACATCGCCCCGCCGCAGCAGCCGCAGCAAGGTCGACGTGCGCAGCGCCGGGACGCCCAAGTTGTAGGCAAAGTCACAGAGCGCCGCGAGCTGGTTGGGCGTTGTCATTGGCGCCATCTGCCGCACATCGCCGACCACGCCCTCGAGGAGCAGCTCGAGCATAGCGTCCGCACGCTCCTGCGAGACCGTGTCGCCGCCCTCGACCGCCAACCCGCCCGGATAGAAGGTCGCGCCCCAGCCGATCGTCCACGTCCCGCCATCGTCCAGATACGCGATGAGCCTGCAGCCCTCGAAATGCCGTATCAGGCCGCACGCCTTGTCGACGATATCCGACAGCCCAGCGAGCCGCGCGACCAGCGCGGCCACTACCTGGTCGAGCACTTCCATCGATGCCTCTAGAACGTTGAGAACAGCGGGCCGTACGGAAAATACCAGCCACCGCCCCACTCGGCCGTGCCGAACCACCGCGCGCCGTGCCCGACCGTGATCCAGTCGGGCGTGTGGTCCATGACGGTGAGGCCCTCGTTGCCGTCGGCCGCCCGCGCCATCATGATTTTGTCGTTTGCCAATTTGAACAGATCATTGGAGCGCGCCTTGTCGCCGGTGAGCGCCCAGCACAGCTTCGCCGCCAAAGCGCCGACGACCGCCTCTTGAAAGAGCGGATCCCACAGCGCCTCGACCGTGATATCGCGCGTGTAGCTCAGGATCGCCTGGTCGATGTTCCCAAGGATCACCGAGATCTGGTTGCCCGTGGTATCCAGATCGGTGCCAACCGCGAACTTTTGCCCAGGCGCGGTCCAGAAGTCTTGCAGCCCTATGAGCTGGTTCGGAAAGATCGGCACGCCGCTGGCCTGCGCGAGCGCATAGTTTTGCAACATCTTGCGCGCCTGCAGGCAGTCGCCCGGATAGGCGTATTCATAGTTCCAGCCCGGCGGAGGATACGCCGTCGACCACACACCGGAAGCTGGGAAATCCGGCGTTTCGGGCGTGCCAGGCGCCGACTTCAGCAGCGACAAGGTCGCGGTCGCCCCAGCAAACCCCCAATGCGCCGCCCGCAGCACCTGCTGCCGCACCGGGATATACACCAGGCTGACGTTGTTCGACTCGTTCGACCCTTCGGTAAACGAGGAGATCGTCGAGCGCGTGCCCGCGTCCGCAAGCGCGCGGTTGGCGATGGAGACCTCGTCGGTCATTCAACGTGGGCGCCGGCAGCCGATGAAGCCGAAGGCAGTGACCGTTCCCCCACTAAAGGCCGAACTTGCGCTCAGATACACCGTTGTGGTTGCGGCGACGCTAAAACGCTGTTCGCCGATGGTCAAAGTCGGGCCGGAGCCGCTTACATTTGCGTACCCGCCGTTATTGGGAGCCGCTGGCACGGTCGCCGATGTGCTGCTCGTCCAACCTATAAGGCTGGTTATGGTGGCGCCAGATGCTGAGAACACCTCATTTCCGTAGCATTGCCAGTCTCCGGCCGTCAGGCTGACAGAGGTAATATTCGCGGCGACTGAGGTGGTCAGGTTGACCGCGGACCCAGCTGCGACGCTGGAGCTGACGAACTCCCCAACGCTGCCCGCGTTCGCGTTGTTGTTCGTTGTGGTTCCGACGATGCCGGCGGTCTGGGAGGGAGTGATCGCGCCGGATGCCGACAGCGTGGTGAACGACCCAGCGCCACCAGGTGCGAGATAGTCCGTGCCGGCTGTTGCTGCTACGAGCCCAGTTCCATTGCCCTTCGCCAAACCATTGACGCTTGTCGTCAGGGTAATGGCCGGCGTCGTAGTCGCATTGGCGACGGTGCCACCCAGCCCATTCGCCGTTGCAACAGAAACGCTCGTAACCGTGCCAGTGCTGCCGCCGCTGCCCGACGGCGCCCATACAGCATTAGCTGCGGAGTAAGTCTCGCAATAGCCGCTGGTGAGGTTATAGCCCGTGGTCTGATCGTTCGGCGTGCTGGGACGGTTCGCCGTCACCCACGCCGGAACCGTCGCGCCATTGCAGACCGCGCTGGTCTGCTGCGCCTGCGCGCCCACCACACCGACGACCAGCAGCAGCAGCGCGAGAAAACCCGACCGCATTACCATGCCCTCCTCGCGTTGATTACGCCGCTGCATGTGCATGTCGACGTCGTAAATATCGTGTTCGCCACGAGATAGACCGTTGTATTTGACGATACGGTCATCTGCCTCGTCCCAGTCGGAAGCAGGTAGGAGGCGCCGGCATTGGCGGGAGTGTTGATGCCAGCGTAGGCACCCCCCGACGCGGCCAAGGTTGAAGGCATCGTGTTCGTTACTGTGTTGAGCGCAGCCGAGACCGACGTGATCACCGTCGAGCCGGCGGGTATCGCCTGTACGGTCGCGCTGACATCCCACTGCCCAGGCGGCAACGTAATCGACACGACGCTTTGCGCAGCGCCCGAGGTCATCGACACGCCAGCATTACTATTGGTGACGGAATCGCCCGGCTGGCCCACCGGCGTGGCAGCATCGGTCAGGTTGCCGATGAACTTGACCGAGTTCCCCACATTGAGAAACGGACCAGTCGAGCCATGCAGCCGGCACCCAGTGACGAGACCAAAGCTGCCGCTCGAGAAGCTGGAAATCCCATAGGCCTGAGAGTCCGGCGGAGCATCGATATTGGACTGCTTGGTGTTCACGCCCGTGACTGTGAAATCGGTAACAGCCCCAGACGCGCCGATCAGCAGCCCGGCGCCGTTGGCGTTGCCGCTCTGATTGTTGGCGAACAGCGTGGCACCGGTGATTGTGAAATTGCCGCAGCTCATTGCAATTCCGGAGGCGCCGGAGAAGTCAACCGTGGAATTGTTGAGCGACACCGAGCCATTGTTGACGGTAAACAGAATGCCTTCATTGGGCGTGGAGTAGGCCACAGCCGCAGTCATCCCAGCCAACTCGCTGAACAGGTCCGAGACGGTAATGGCAACGCCGTGGGTATCGAACAGGAAGCCGCAGCCGAATGGAGCCGCCGAGCTTGTGCAAGACGTCACGGTCAGGTCGATCAGGCCAAAGGTGGCGTTGCCGACGAACGCAAAGTTATTGCCGGCGCCGCCCAAGCCGTTGTTAAAACCGGTGCAACCCTTGACGATCAAACCGGCACTTGCCGCCGTGAGGCTGGTGAACTGGAACCCATTGCCGCCGCAGTTTACGGCAACGTTATCGGTAACGTTCATGTTGCCAGCGTCAATATTGTAGCCGGCAGCCGTGGTGTTGTTGACCAGGCAGCGCGTCATCCAGGCGCCGGTTTGCGCCGCCGGAATGCTGATCCCGCCGTAGGTGTAGGATACCTGCAGCTCGTCCAGGACAAAGCGCTGCCCGCCCTCGACCTGGATCCCGTAGCACGCCGTGCCAGTCCCCGTCACAGACGTGACGCCGAACTTTTCCAGCACGCTGCCATTCACAGCCGCCGACGAGAGACGCAGTATCGGGACGTTCAGCGACGCATTGCTATTCGAAATCACACTGGTCTGCGTGTTCACGCCAGACAGCGTGATCGGCGCAGTAATCGAGAACCCGTTGCTTACCTTGTAGGTTCGAGCGCCCAGCAGACCCGGCGGCCGTACCGGCGACTGAAGCGTCGCGAGGAAACCCGCGAGCGCGGTAGTATCGTCCGTCGAGCCGTCCCCAACCGCGCCAAACATTTCCGGCGTGAGCAACAACCCGTCAAGGACGCGATACCACCGCCGAGTGCTAGCATCGACGATGATCGTGCCTGCATTGTCGGACGACGATGTGTCGGCAGCATTATACCAGAAGGTGCCCCCGCCACCGACCACGCTGCTTGCATAGTTGCTGACGTAACAGTCACCGGCGGCCAGGCTTGTGCTGGTCGCGGCACGCAGCGCGGTAATGCTGGCTATTACCGGGATCCCGCCGCCGCCGCTGCCGCCGGAGACCCACGCCGAGCCATTCCAGCTCTCCTGCAAGCCAATGGTCGTATTGAAGCCGGTTGCGCCGACAGGCCGGGTCGTCGGCCGCCCGGACGTCGTCCACGAGCCGAGGTCCAACTGGCCCGACAACGTCACAGTCTGCGCGGCCACCGTTGTGAAAGCGCCCGCTTCGGGCGTCGTCAAACCGACCGTTGTCCCGTTGATTGAGCCGCCCGTGATGGCGACGGCTGTCGGATCATAGCTCGACGAGCCCACGGCAAGGCGATACCAGCGCCGCCCAGACGCATCGACGATAATGGTGTTTCCGTTGTCCGCGCTCGTCCTGTCGGTCGCGACATAGACATACGTGCCGCCGGCACCATCGCCGACGACTGCCAAACCGCCGAGCACAACGCTCGTCGAGCGATAGGACGCAGTCGTCACCAGGCGCAACGCAGGCACGGTAGCCAAAGTGCCGCCGCCGCCACTTTGCCCAAGCAGGTTCACCACGCCGGCGGGCGTGTAGATCTGCGGGTTTTGGTTGTAGACGACGACGGCCTCGCCGGCATCGATCTTGCCGTATCCGCCGTTGTCGTCGCTCATCCGCCGAGCCCGTGCGCGCCGATCGTCGCCGAGACCGGCCCGGTCGCAATCGTGCACTGCACCTCATAGAAGGCCGGCGCGTAGTCCTGCGCGATCGCGTTCGCGGAGGCGACGATCCACGGACCGACCTCGAGCCGCACCAACCCGGTTGCGGCGAGCGCCGTGCTCGCCAGGATCGTCCAGGTTGCCCCGCTCGAGTTGTCATACCCGAGCAACGTCACAGTCAGCGACCCCGCCGTAATGGCGGAGACATTGACCGCGAGCCGCAGCACCGATTTGGGATTATAGAACGGGCCGAAGGTGACGCTGGTCGTCGCCCCGATCAGCGTGGCAAGCAACTCATCGGTATTGTTGACGAGCGTCGTCGCCATCGCCTGCGAGGCAATGTCAGAGACAGGGACTGCCATTGGAGTTCCTACGGGAGCGCCGAAGCGCCCCCGGCAGAGATCAGAGTCAGCCGCCCGACAGCAGCACCGGTATCTCGGTCCAGGTAAACCGGATCGAGAACTTGATACCCGCCGGCAGCGCCGCCGCGTTGCCGTTCAGCGCGATCTGCTGGTTGACCGTGCGCAGCGTCGGCGGCTTGTCGTTGAGCGCCGAGAACGTCCAGACCAGCGGCGTTTGCTGCCCGGCGCCCGCCAGGATTGGACCAGCCACACGGCCGGCGGCGATCAGGCCGAGCGTGGTGCCCGCCGTGGGCGCCACGGTATAGGCCGCCAATGTGCACAGCGGCGCCGCGTCGTTGGGATCGAGCGGCACCGCGACCGGCGCCGTCGACGTCCCGCCGGTATCCGGCGCGGTGTTGTAGACGAGCTGCAGCTCCATCGCCTCCGCAGCCGTGGCACCGGTCCAAACTTCGACCAGCCGCAGGCGACACACCACCAGCGCGTTGCCGGTCAAGGTGAAGAAATCCTGCGGCGTGGCCTGCGGCGTGAAATTCACAATCCCGCCCGAATAGGTCGGCGCGCCGCCGGTATCATCGACCGAGAGCCGGCCATACGGACTGACGCCCGCAGCCTGCCCGCTGCCGGTGAAGCCATCGACGACCCGATTCAAGCCGGCGACGTTGAACTCTTGCGCAATGGGGAGCGCCATCTACTTGCTCCTCCCGTTGCCCGACGGAGGCGGACTGAGCGCCTCCGCCAGCTTGGCGATCATCTGCTGCATCGCAAGCGTCCCCGCGAGGAGCGCCTCAATGCGGGGATCCTCCGCCGCCGCCGGCGCCGGCGCCATCGCCGCGAGCTGCATGTCGAGCCGCCCGAGCACCTGCTGCTCGAACGAGCGCGGCATCATGGGATCCTGCCCCAGCGGCATATGCCGGGTCGGATCCAGCGTCGCATTGGGGAACTTGGCGCGGTATTGCGCCGTCATCTCGCGCGCCTCATCGTTCAGCGGCTCGAGATGCGGCCCGGGGAGACCCTCGTACTCGATCTCCGAACCTTCCAGCAGCAGCTCGCACACCGCAGCCCGGATCCCGTAGATCCGAGCCGCCACGTGATCGGCGCCGAGCTGCAGGAGCTGCACCTGTGGAGAGCGCGGCATATACGCGCCCTTTTCCTCAGTGACCTTGTAGCGGGGAGTTGCCATCTACCTGCGCGCCTCCTTACGCGTACGCGGGCCAGGAATAGCCCGGGGGATACAGCGCCGGCTGGTCGTCATCGATGACGATGCCTGCCCATAGCGAGCCCGCCGTCATCGTCGCGGAGCACGTATAGGACAGCCGCAGGAACCGCGGCTTTGGCTGCGGCGCCGAGAACGCCGTCATGATCGCGGTCCCGGCCGCGCTGGCGTTCGCCGACAGCGTCAGCGACGTGGTGCCCGCGCCGGCCGCCACCGTGGTGCCCGGCACGACGTTCGGGTTGCCGTAGATCGCCATGCCGTCGAGGATCCCGGTCCCGCTCGAGACCGTCGCCGACGTGCTCCCGCTGGTGGTCGTGAGGTTCGCGAGCACCGGCACGAGCGGCATCTCGGCGATGGACGCCAGCGGCACCTTGAGCGGGCGTTGCCCCGCCGTCAGCATGCCCAGCGGCAGCGCGGGCGTGGCCTGGAACGTCTGATACCCGCCAGGCGAGCCGGCGCCGTTGTCCGGCGCGCCCTGCACCGCAATCGTCAATGTCGCCGTTGCCGTCGCGGAAGCGAAGGACGCCAGCACGCTCGCGACGATCGCCGGCGCCGTCATCCCGTTGCCGCCGCCCAGATCGCGATTGGCAACCAGGTCGAGCACGTTGGTGGAGGTTGCCGACACGGTGATTGCCGTGCCGGAAAGCGGCTCCAGAAAAAGCTGCCCGTCGGTGATCATTACACAACCGCGCTTTCAGTGGACAGCAACTGGTCCACGGTTCGGATCGGCACGCCGCAATAGTTCAGCACGGGCTTGCCGTCCCAGTTATCGATGCTCAACAGCAGGTTCGGCTTGTTGTGCATCTGGATGCGCAGCCACGTGCGAACCACGCGGTTTGCGTAGAGCACCGACCGATCGCCCGTGCCGACCAAGCCGGACGGATCGGTCACAGCCTGCGTCGACGCCGCACGCGCCATCAGCCGTGGTGGACGCTCGAGAATGCGATCCAGCGCGTTTATCAGGTTCGGCGCGTTGACACCGGAGAGCTGCGTGACGTCGATGTTCGGAGCCCGCACCTGGAAGCGCCAGTCCGCGACGAACAGCCCCGCCTCCCATTTGAAGTGCGACCGGTAGGCCTGATAGGTGTTGCCCGCAGCGTCCTGCACGGGCCACTCGCCCATATCGATGTGCTGCAGCCCGGCTTTCTTGCCCTTGGGAAAAATCCCGTGGCAGGTATCTTCCGACCAGCTCGCAAGCCACAGCGAGGTATTGGTGCTCGCCGTGCCACCCATCGGGATCACGCAGTTGGCGGTCTGCGCGTTGGCGATCGTCGCGGTCGAGTAGTAAGGCGCGAGCCCGGTGAAGGTCGCCGGCGACGTCGGAGCGTAGCCATAGAACAGCTGCCCCGCCATGAACTGCGACATGCCCTCGAAGAAGCCGCGATCCTGGTTGAGCCGGAACGAAGCGGTGTTTCCGTTCAGGTCGGCCAGATCCTTGTCGATCACGGAATACGCTTCGAAGTTTCCGCAGGTCGCGGTGATCGGCGCAGCGGTCGCCTTCGCGTTCGGCACGCCCATATTGATCGGCCGAGCCGTCGGCGTGGGCAATGACGTGCGGACCGTGCCCTTATGCCCGGTCACGAGGTTGCCCTCGATCCACATCATGTCCTCAAGGATCTCGTTCGCCTGCGACAGCAGGTCGACGATAATGGACGTCTTGCCGTCGGGATCTTGCTCGCGAGCCCAATCGGCAAGCGTAGTGGCAGTGGTGCCAAGAGTTGCCATTTATGCCTATCTCGCCCCTGCGGGCTTGCCATGCGTGGGATAAAGCAGGTTCGCGGCATCGACAGGCGTACGAGCGGGACTGCCCTGCACAGGGCCGCCCTCGTTGTACGCCGCCGCGATGCGGGCGAACGCTTTCACGATCGGTGGAGAGTTCCCGGCACCGGTCAGGAGGAGAGCCTCAGAGAGGGCCTTCCGTTCCGGATCCAGGATCGGGCCGGGCGACAGCTTGCCGTCCGCACCCTTGACATCGGGACCGCGCGTCGCGGGACCGATAAAGTCATCGAACAAACGCGCCACATTCGTGCGCATGCCCTCGAAATGATCGCCGCCGATCTCCGGATCGGCTTTGATCGTGGCCTGCCAGGCCTCATTCGTGGTGATCCAGGCCTGCATTTGCTCCGCAGCCTGACCAGCCACTTGCTGGCCGACCGTCTTGACCAGCGCCTGCGCCTGGTCCTGCGTCAGCCCGAGCTTGGCCGCCTCCTCGCGGAACGTCGCCAGCGTGGCGTTGTCCTTCGCCAGACCCTCCGGCAGCTCGAAATCGGCATACTCGATGGGCCTGGTTTCTTCCGCCGGCTTGGCCTCGCCCGGCTTGGTTTCCGGCGCCGCCGCGCCAGGCTCGGCCGGCTTTGCCGGATCCGGCGCCGGCGGATCGGTCAGGACCGACGCGGCAATTGCCGGCTCGGCCGCGGGCGCCGCCGAGGGGGAGCCAGCAGCGCCCGCAGGAGCCGCCCCTGCGCCCGGCGCGACGGCACCAGGCGCAGCAGCAGGAGAGACAGCACCAGCCGCCGCAGCGCCCGCAGCAGGCGCCGCACTGGTCGACTCAGACATACGGTGTTAATCCTTTCGGATGCGATCAATGAGAGAGCGCGTCGCTTGGGCGATTGCAGTTGCAATGACGGAACAAGCCGCCGAAGCAGCCACCACATTGACCAGCCCGGGACGCGTAGGCATCGACCTCTCGCTCTCCGGGACGCTCGACCTGGACCTGATTGCAGAGGCAGCCCTCGCCGCAATGGCGGAGCCCACGGAAGCCATGCTTTACGCCGCCTGGATCACGCCGACCCACTTCGGCGATCCTGCCCAGGCCATCCACACGACGTACCGCGCCATGATCCGAGCCGCAGCGACAGGAGCTTAGCGATGTACAACCAAGAGGAAACCAAGGCAGCGGCTTACGACAAACTCGCCGCACTAGCCGCGGCAACACGCGTCAAGCTACTCCGCGCCGACGACAACGCCAGCAACCTCGCAATCCTCAATCAGTACTTCCACGACAGCGTCTCGATCATGCGCCGAGCCGGATTGACGCTGCGCATCACGCCTGCCCTTGAGCGCCCGCACACTCGCGCAGCATCGTAAGATACAGCTCGGGACAGGCCGCCATGATCTCCGCAGTCAGGAACTGCGCAATCTCCCGGTGCGCCGCGAACCGCGCCAGGCCGAGCGCATCGATCTGATAGGTCGTCGGCGGGAAATCGCATCGCTCGAACGCCCTGCAGGTCGACAGGAGCCGATACATCCACGCCCGCACCTGCTCGTTTTCCATCATGCCGGCGATCGTCGCCGCCATCTTGCGAGCTTGCAGGCGCGCAGCCCGCTGCTGCTTCCGCACCTCGTCCGGATCCGAGCTGTCCGGCGGAGGCTTTTCGCCCTCCGCCAGGGCCGGCAGCCCGTGCATGACCCTGGCCTCGTTGAGCCAGTCAGGATCCTCCGCCGCAGGCTCCGGCGAGTCGCTCACCGGATCCGCGATAGCCGGGTCGGCGTGGGATAGCGCATGCCGGCCAGCGACGTTCCCGCCACGAGCACGTCCCAGCTCTCCGGATGCCCAGCCCGCAGCGCCGGCCGCACGGGATCATCCTCGCCGCGCTCCTCCATCGGCCGACCGCTGCCGTAGTAGATCTGCCGATGCATCCGCAGCGGCGCCGAGCGCACCCTCATGGCGTCACGAACCCGAACGCCATGACGCGGTGATGAGCCCCGCCATCGCTATACGCGACGAGCACATGCTGCGCCGGCGAAACCGCATTCAGATCCCGCAGGATCGCTGTCGCCAGCTCGTCCGGCAGGTTCAGCGACCGCAGATGCGTCGCCGCGTGGTACCGATCGCGCGCAAAGAACTCCGCGGCGGCAACGTGACTCGCCGGCGCAACGGCCGGCTCCCCGGTTCCAGTGTCACTCATGACCCACCTCCTTGACCTCTAGCGTGCCGCCGAGCTGCGCCAGCAGCCCGCGGTGCAACTCGTCGACCTCCGCCTGCGCCTCGCCTTGAGTCGGATACCGCACGGCCTCGTCCATTCCCGGACGCCAGCCACGGTGCGTGTGCGACCAGCCCCGACGCTCTATGATCCAGGCCACCGAGACCCCCGTGCACAAGGAACCCAGCCAATGCCGGCGATCATCATCTACCTCGACGGAGACGGCTGCTGGCCCGACCTCAAAGGCAAGGTGGGCACAGACCAGGTCATCCACCTTGGAAACGGCGCGCCACCGATAGGCTTCGCCCTCTTCGAGATCGGCACGACCAGCGGCAAGCCCAGCGTCACAATCCGGATCGACCTGCCAGACGGCCGAACCGTCCTCGCGGAAACCACCCTAGCGCTTCTGCTCAACGCAGCCCGATTATTCGACACGAAGTGCCCCGGCGCGCTCGACTAGGCCGCCTGCGCCATCGAACCCGGCGCACCCCCTGCATTGCCCAGCATCGCCGCCAGCGCGTTCTGACCGCCGCCCACGTCGGTCTGGCTCAGCGTCTTGGCGCTATCCCCAGCCTGTTGCAGCATCGCCATTTGTTGCTGCTGCTGCTGCTGTTGCGCCACGGCTTGCGCCCGCGCTTGCCGGATTTGCGCCACCTGCATCGTCGCCCGGATCACCCGAGGCGACACGCCCAACATATCAGCATACTCGTCGACGATCTCGTCCCGATCGATGTTGTCCCACGCGGTCGCCGCACCGCCCGCCTGCGCCGTCGCGATGTCGCCCGCCTGCAGATGGCCTATGAAGCCCACAAGCTGCTCCAGCGCCGACGTCGAGGCAGCCCGCTGCGCCACCGCCAGCATCGACACATACTGGATCTGCACCGGAAAGCCGTGGATCTCCTTCGGCGCCGGCGGCAGCATCCCGCGCCGCGCCATGATCTGGAACACCCGATTGAGATCCGGGTCGAGCGACTCGTTCTGATTGCGCTCGAGCACCGGCCCGAGCTGCACCAGCTTTTCTTCCTGCATCCGCGCGACCTGGAACGCCGTGACGTCCCGCTCCAGGTTGGAGATCATCTGCCAGAGGTTGCCGAAGAACGTGTCGGAGATCCGTTGCTCGACCTCCTTCCGGTCCTCGTGCATCGCCGCCAGGTCGGGCTTGACCTCATACACCGGCGCAATGCCCGAGCCCGCCGCCGTCATGTCCGGCACGAAGGTGATCCCGCCCGGCAGATTGATCGCCGGCTGGTTCTTCATCGACACGTGCGCCTTCAGCGGCGGATTGACCTGCTTGTCGATGCCCTGCGCCGCGCGCCGTTCCATGAGCTGGAGCTGCTTGATCGACCCGAGCGCATCCATCCCCGGCGAACGCCCATACGCATCGTTCGCCGCCAGATCCCAGCGCGGCGCCGAGAACGGCTGCTCAAAATACCCTTTGAGCGACAGCACCCCCTGCGAGTAGTTGCCCGCCTCCCAATACACCTCGCGCGAAGCGAACCGATCCGGCAGCACCCTCGCGCCGACCCGGGAGTCGTTCGGCTCGATGGCATGGCACACCTTGATCTCCCGGCCGAGCGCAGCACCGCCATTGCGAAAGGCCTGCTGCACCCCGTTGGAGCAATTCACCAGTTGGAACTTTTGCACCAACTGCGAGACCGTCATCGTGATCTCGCGGTAGAAGGTATCGATCCGCAGCTCGTCGCTGTTCGCGAGGTAGTACTCGCCCGCGCACGGGTTGAAGCAGCGAATGACGTCCGTGCTGTCTTCGTAAATCAGCATCGGCGCCGTGCCGAATACGACCAGGTCGAAGTATTGCGTTGCCTTGGCGCTATAATAGTTGGAGCCAGCCAGCACACGCAGGATGCGCTTTTCCACCTCGTCCAGCCACAGCTTGACCGGCGAGGTATCCGCGACGTCCATATCCGGGATGGTCAACTTGAACCAGGGCCGCCCGGACGACGTCGTGCCCTCTTTCAAACCAGCAGCGCAATCCTGCGCTTTTTTGCTCCCCGTGTTGTTGATGATGTGCTGGTTGAGCGGAACGCCGCGGCTCAGCTCATTCGGCGTGACCAGCCAACGATAGCGCCGCGGCAGGATGTATTCAGCCACCTCGCGCCAATGCACCCACCAGGTATACCGATCGGTCCGTAGCCCGATGAGCCGGCTCTCCATATGCTGGACGAGCTTGATGACCTCCGGGCTCTTGAGCCGCGGCTGAAACCACGACGCCGGACCAGGCACAACGTCGCCGCCACGGCGCTGCGGCACCGCCGGCTTTTGAGCCGGCGGGGAACGATACGAACTTGCGGGAGCGACAGCGAACGGCGCAGCCATCAGTCAGCCATTTCCACCTGGACGTCGCGCCACTCGGACTGGCCAAAGCCGGTCCAGCGCTGTTGCAGGACAAGGTCGTGATCACCGCCGCGCGGCGGCCGAAACCAGCGCAGCTCGGGCGTCGCGGTCCAGATCGCGCTGCGGCACGGGCCGAGACCGCACACAGCGCAATACCGCGGCGCCGCCAGCCCATGCAGCCGCCGATCGGCCGCGCATTCAAACGGGATATTGCCCGGCGCCTCGCCGTTCAGCACCGCTTTAGGCGCCTCACCGACAGGCCGCGCCGGGCGACCGCGCGACACCCCTAGCTACCAGTCAGCGTCTTCGGCGCGTAGCTGGTGCCCTGGTCCGCGCCCATCGGCCCGGTGAGTATCGTGCTGCCGAGCCCGGCAGCAGCCGCCGCGTTGTTCCGGTAGCTCGCGCCGGCCGCCTGCACCTGCGACGTCGAGATCGTCGGCGGCAGCGGCGGCGGAGGCGGAACAGCGGGAGCCGCGGGGATCTTGGGACCACCCATTTGCTATTGCCCTGTCAGGGTTTTGGTCGGATACGCCGTCCCGCCGCCAGCGCCAAGCGGCCCGGTCAACACCGTGCTCTGCAGCCCGGCCGATTGCGGCGCCTGCGGCGCCTGCGCCGGTTGCAGAGCCCCAGCCGCCGGCGGAGGGGTAGGACTGCCGGCCGGGATAAACGCCGACCCACCGGTCCGTAAGGACGCCATGAACGACGCGGGCGTCACCTGCATGCCGTGCGGGGGAACCATCTCACACTCCTGGAGGCACGAAATGGCAAACCTACCTAAATGGCAGCTCCACCCAACCGAAGAACTCGATTGGTGGGCAGTCGCTTGGGAACGCCCCGACGAGCTACCGCGAGAGCACTGCTCCACCTGCGACACACCGATCGGAGAGGACGACGTCCCGCTGATCCTGACCCGCCACCCCGACGGAGCGACCGCCCGCTTCTGCGGCGCCTGTACTGGCAGGCTCTGGCGGCTTACGCCTTCGCCGACGGATACAGTTTCTTCGCCGCCTGACGATGACCGAGACCCATGAGCGTCTCGGCGAGCCGAGCCTCCTCGCCCAGCTTGCCCGGCGCACCGGCTTCCTTGCGCGCGAACGCCGCCGTGCTCATGCCCGCCTTCTGCGCCTTGCGCTTGAACTGCCCGTGCGCGTTCGAGGTAGCGCCGCCAATCCACCTCTTTGCCATCATCCTCGCTCCGCCGCGTCCCTGCGGATCAGCATCAGGACAACCGGCACGAAATGGCACACATCGGAGCCATCACGCCGCGGCTCGCCGAAATCGCCCCATTCGATAACCCCGCTGCCGAATGCCAAGCTGGAACGCAGCGCCTTCGTTCGCTCGCGCCGCACGATCCGCTTCACCCGCCATAAGCGCCGCCAATCCTCGCGCGCCATCAGCTGAGCCTCACGCGCGGCTCGCTGGTCGACCGCCGCTGCCGGAGCTGCGCCGCCCGAACCTGCAGCCCCTGCAGCAGCTTCGCGACCGACAGCGCCTCACGCCAGGACATCCCGCGCACATGCGTCCCCGCGTTGTGCAGCAGCGTCACAACCGCGGTCCAGCGGATATCCCCCAGCTCGATACCAACGTCCGCCGCCGCATCGCTCGCCTGGATCAGCGAGGCCGACAATAGCGAGTGCGCCATCGGCAATACAAACACGGACGGCCGACCGTCCTCGTCCACAGCGAGCGCCAGCAGCCGCGTCAGCCTTACCGCGCGCACCTGGCCCATCGCCAAGTGCGCCTGCAGACGCTCGAAATGCTCCGCTACCGCGCTCATCGTCCCCTCCCCGGCAGCGGCAGACCCATGCCCGCATACGGATCGTAGTCGCCCGACGGCATCACGTCGTTTCCCGAGCGGATCACCAGCCCGGACCGCTTCAGATAGTCCGGCGGAATCGCCATCAGCTCAATGCCGCTCACCACCAGGTAGCGCGTCGTGTCCATCAGGTGGTCCAGCACTTTCACAACGCGGCCCTTCTCGTCGCGCCGATACAATCGATACTCCATGAACCAGTTTTGCAGCACCGAGAACACCTTCAGCCGCCCCAGGCTCAGCCGTTGCCACACATCGAGGAGCCCGGTTTCCACCCAATTGTCCGCCTTGACTAATGTCAAACCCAGGTCGGTATAGTCCTGCATAAGCTGCGAGCCGTCTTTCTGGCTGCGCCCGCGCGCCGCAGGATCGATCACCCCGATCATCCACTCGCCGCGCGCCCGGATGGCAGCGGCATGCACCGACGGCTCCGCCTGGCCGCGGTAATATTCATTGTAGAGGTAGAGCGTATCGGTCTCGCGATCCATCGTGCCCCAAACCGCCGCCGTCCGGTTCCAGCCCACGTCGAGTGCATAACCACGCGGCCAATGCTCCGGGATCGGAAACGGCTGCACCGTGACATCGCTCTCCGGCACGGGATAGATCGCGCCGCTGCCGAGCTGCGGAATACCCTTGGAACGCGCGTCGAGCTGGTATTGCGGGATCGACGCCCGCAGCTCGGCCTTCGCCTCCTCGGTAAGATGGGGAGCGTCAGCCCAAGTTGCCTGAACGACGAAGCGGCTCACCGGCGCCGGCGATCGATGACAGGCTGCGTCCAGATGGCAACCACGCAGCCAGCCACGAAGGACAGCGCGCAGGCAAGAACCAACCAGAGCCAACAAACAACGCTCATTGCACCGTCGGCAGCTTGCCGTCCTGAAGAAACAGCATGACCACGTCGGACATGCCCTCGAGCGGCGTAAACGTCAGGATCAGGCAGCCATCCGTCGTCATGGTCCGTACCAGGCACTCCGAGTAGACGTCCAGCGGCGGCTCCTCGTCGAGCCAGATCCCGTCCTGCTCGGTGCCTTCGAAACTGCCCCTGCCTTGCTGGTAGCTCTTGAGGCCCAGCACCGACAGACCGCCCGAGACATGCTTGACGCTCACCGTGTCGATCAGATCCGGCACGCCCGACTTCCAGTGCACGTCGCCGATAGTTTCAGCGGGAACGAGACCCGTTCCCGACACACCCTTCCGACCGCCCGCAAACTCAACTTTACCAAACAACTTGGCTTGCACGATATCGCGCGTCGTTTCATTGGTGCGCCCAGCCGCCCACCACTGCACGGGATGATCGAACCGCTTGCCAACCCACCAGGCGGGATAGAGCCCGGTCAGGTGCAGCGTGCTCTCGTAGCCGCCGACGCCCTCCGTCTTACCGATGCGGTTGGCCGCCAACATGAGACGCTCGCGATGCTCGGCGCCGGCCGCGAACATCTCCATATGCCGCGCGTAGAGTTCACGCCGTAGCGGACCGTCCTCCGGGTAGTAGCTCCACAATTTCCGCCGAGCCGTCCGGCGAGCCTGCTCCTCGAGCAGCTCCAGCAGCTCCAGCTTTTCCGAGTAGCTCAGCGAGTCGACGGTTGAGACGCTCATCCGGCATCGTTTTGATGTTCACCGCGAACTCACCGTCGACCGTCGCATGGTCCTTTTGCCCGAGCATCTGCTTGCCGAGCCAGATCAACATCGTGTCGGAGCCCGCACTCGCCTTCTGCCATTGCAGCCGCCGCAGCGTCGCGCGACCGCTGCCGCGCCCCTTTTCCATCGCCGCCTTCAGCGCCTCGTCCGACTCCATGCGCTCATAGAGCGTCGTCCGGCCGACACTCAGCAGCGCCGCGATCTCATCCATCGTGCAGCCGATTGTCGCCGCACGCTCCACCTGACCCGGATCGATCGCGACCGGCGGCCGACCGCCGACGTTCGGCGTGGGGTTAAGCGGCGCGGACTCTGCCGGCGACAGGGACTCTCCGTGCGGCGCCGGCTTTGCTCGCCGACTTGGCGCGGGCGTGCGCGACGGCCGAGGCTTCGCCGTGCTCTTTGGGCGCGCGGGCCGCTTGGACGGCTTCAAATGTTTGACCATTGGACTCCAGAGTAGCTTGCCGCCCGGTGAACGCTTGCCAGCGCAGCACCCCAACATCGACATAACCCGGCTCGATCTCGATGGCGTGGATCACGCGACCGGTCATCTCGCCGGCAATCAGCGTGGTGCCCGAGCCCACAAACGGATCATAAACGGCCTCGCCGGCGACGCTGTTATTGCAGATCGGCCGACGCATGCACTCCACCGGCTTTTGCGTCGAGTGACCGGTTTCCGACGCTCGGTGTTCAAGCTCCCACACCGTGGACTGTCGCCGACCACCGACATAATGCGCTGTCGCGCCTTCGCGAACGGCATAGCCGGCAAGCTCGTGCTCCTCGACGAAGTGCCAATGCTCATCCACACCATCCCGCGCCACGTACAGCGCCGGCTCGTGCTGAAAGTGATAGTTGCCGCGGCCAATGATCGACCGCGCCTTGACCCATACGATATGCGCGCGAAGCTCGAGCCCCGCCTCCGCGAGCGACCGCGCCACAGCAGCGACGAGCGTCCCAGGATGCCAGACGTAAGCAACGTCCCCGGGGAACAGCACCCAGGCAGACCGCCAGTCGACACGATCGTCATTCGCGACCGCGCCCACCGCCCGCGCCCTCGCACGAGACGCCGCCGCGTAGCCAACGCCCCAAGGCTGGTCCGTGACCATCAGCGGCGGCTTGGCTCCGTTCAGCGCCCGCGCCACCACGGCAGCATCAGTGCAATCGCCGCAGCAAAGACGATGCCGCCCCAGCAGCCACACGTCACCCAGCACCGATACCGGCGCGGCCGGCAGCGGCGGAGCATCGTCCGGATCGGTGAGACCCTCCGTCCGGTCCGCCAGGATCCCGGCCAACTCAACGTCGCCGAACCCGATCAGCGAGATATCGAACCCCTCCGCGCCCAGCTCGGCCAGCTCGAGCCGCAGCAGCTCGTCGTCCCAGCCGGCATTGAGAGCCAGTTGGTTATCGGCCAGCGCCAGCGCCCGCTTCTGCGGCTCCGTGAGGCCGACCAGCGCGATCGTCGGCACTTCCGCCAGGCCAAGCAGCTTGGCCGCCTCGAGCCGGCCGTGGCCCGCGATGACGACCGTGCGCTCATCGACCAGGATCGGATTGGTCCAGCGCACCGCTATCGCCCGAGCAATCTGCCGCACCTGGTCCGGCGAGTGCGTGCGCGCATTGCGAGCCGCAGGCACGACCGAGGAGATCGGAACATACCGGACGGCAAGCGCCCCTTTTTGCGTGTCCGGAAACCCCGGAACAGCCGGCTTCCGACCAGCCCCGGGACGTGCGCCACCACGCGGCATTGATTGACCTTTGATTGTGTGCGGCATTTCAAACAGCTACGGTCGGCCGCTACCAACAGGGAGCAACCCGCAAAATGTCTGACCAAACATCCGCCGCAGCGACTCAGGGCGGAGCACCAACCCAGCGCCGCGCCAAGAAGCTCGGCACCCGCAAGAAACTCGGTCGGCCGCGCAAGGTGCCAGTCGCCGCCGCCGGCGAGGCCGCAGCACCCGCAGCAACGTCCGCGGCAGCGCGACGTGCCGCAAGCGCAGTCAATGGACTGCCAGCCAACGCCAAGACTCACCCGCTGGCCGAGGGACTGGCAAAGACGTTGCTGCTGACGCCACCAACAACCGTCGAGCAGGGTTTGCACATCCTGCAGACCGCAGCCGCAGCTATGCCCGCCATCGGGGGATACGAAGGCGGATACGTCGTCGCGATCGCGAAGGCCGCCTAGGTCGGCGAAGCACCGTCCGGGAACAACAGCGCATAGGCGCGATCGATCATGCCGCGCGCCAGCGACGTTGATCCCGGCAGTGTGCACATTTCCAACCGGCCGCCCGGCATTTCATAAAGGACCATCGCGACCGAGGCCCGGCACGCGGCGACGCGCGCGCACACGTCGAGCAGCGCCTCCCCCATCGTGCACGTCACAACCTCGACGCCCGCAGGCTCGTCCGGTTTCACCACGCGCAGCTCCGCCATGCCGGACTCCTCCTCGTAAGCAAAACCCGCCGATGCGGCGAGCCGCGCCAGCGCGCGATCCAACTCAATTCCCAGGCTGCTCATGACGCGGAGAACATACTACGAACCCGCTAAAGATGCAGCGACAATCAGCGGAAACCGCGAACCGGCCGACACGACCGCGCGATTCGCTGCGGCGAGTCGGAGCGAGTCACCCAGGTCGGGAAATGCCCGTTGACCGTAGCGACAGGTTGTCGTATTCATTGCGTCCCGGCGCTCCCGCCGGAAGGAGCCTGACTGATGGCCAAGCGCCGCGTATACAAAGCGCCAGTCTACCCCATCGAGACACAGATCGAAATCGCCCGCTGCGTTGTCGCTCAAAACGAAAGCGCGGTGGCGCAGTGCATCAAAGATCCGGAGATCGGCCCGGACGTCCTGAAACGGTGCCGGGAAGGATTGGCGATGGCTCGCGCGAATCTGGCGAACCTCGCCGCCACTAAGCTAGCCGGAGGGGCTGACCGATGAGCGACAACGGACCCGAGAACCTGACCCTGCGCTATTTGCGTGCTGTCGATGAGCGCACCGAGCGCATGGAACGGGCGATGAACCGTGGATTTGACGCCGTCGCCGCCCGGCTGATCGGCGTCGAAGGCAGACTGCTCGGACTGGAGGGCCGAATCACGGCGATCGAGTCATGGTCGGCCGACGTGACGCATCGGCTGGAACGCATCGAGCGCCGGCTCGACCTGGTCGAGACGGCCCCGTGACCCGAGACCTCGCCGAGATCCGCATCGCCCTGCAGATGGACACTGCAGGGCTTGCGCGTTTTATAGGCGTCGACCGGCGCACCGTGCAGCGGTACTTGCAGGACCAAACGAGCATCCCGGAGCCGGTATGGCGCCTGTTGGAGCTGTCCCTCGACCCGAGCATCGGCCGAGTCCTGCACCGGATCGCAGCCCGCTAGGGCGTGGCGAGCGTCCCGACGAACTTATGCGGCGCCCGGTTTTCGCGCGTGTGCCGCGCGACCAGGCGCTTCAGCAGCGCCGGCTTGACGCCCGCCTCGACCAGATCCGTCACGAGCGCAGCGCCATCGAGGCGCACGGTCGGCGAGCTTACAGAGCACGCGATCTCCACCACGTCCCCGGCATATACCAGGCTGTGGCTGCCGACCGGGAGCTGCTGCTTTTCCGGATCGAACATCACGCCGGCCGCGACCGCTGCCTTGATCGCCCGCGCCTTGCGTGCCTCCGCCAATCGGTTGAGATGCGCGGCCACGAAGTATTCCCAGGCGAGCGGCTCGGTGTTGCGCTTGCTTGGCGGCATCCGCGTGCCGTTGCCAGCGGCTGTGCCGATCTGCGAGAACGCCTCGTTGATTGCTTCCGTCTTCGAGACCGCACGCGTCGCGTCTAAAGGCATCGATCACTCCAGGAGGTTGAGATGGTAATGGGACTCGGATGGGCGTGCCTGGTCATCAGTGCAGCGCTCATGCTTTGCAACGCGATCCTGCTGCGCCGACTTCGAAAGAAGGACCGGTACCTCGACCACGAGCTGGCCTGCATCATGCGGTCCGCGGCGCATTTGAAAGCCGACGCGCAGCCGCCTCTCCCCACCTCACGCGCGGCGCACTATCCGCTGCACCTGGCTGGCATGCCACGCGTCGCCCCCGGACGGTGGTTGGATCCCGCGAGCCGTCAAAGCCGCGGCGACCTGGCGGAGCGATGCAGCCCCCGCGCCTCGAGCCGCCTCGATATACGGTAGGACATCCGCGGCGTGCGCTTTCGACCGAGCCGTCTGCGCCATGCGCCCAGCACGGCTGGCGCTTGAGTCGAACCCCACCGACAGCCGCGGACTGCCGAGCTTCACGCCGCGTGCTTTCGCCGCCGCGAGCGCCGCTTTCGTGCGTTGCGAAATGAGCCCCGCCTCCAGCTCCGCAACCGCCGCCATCAAGGTGATAAAGAACTTGCCCATTGCACCGGGAGGCACCTGCGGCAGGTCGCAGAACACGACGCCCTGCTCGCCGGTGCCCTCGACGATCGAGAGCAAAAACGCGGTGTTGCGAGCCAGTCGGTCGAGCTTGGCGATCACCAATACAGCCCGCCTTGCCCGACACGCCGCCAGCGCCAGCGCGAGCTGCGGCCGATCGGCGCGCTTGCCGGACTCGACCTCCTCGTACTCCGCAACGACAACACCGTCTAACGACGCAGCATATTTGCCGACCGCCGCCCGTTGCGCGGCCAACCCGAGACCGCTGTGGCCTTGCTGTTCCGTCGAAACCCGGAAATATGCAACGAAGGACGGCGCCGAAGGAGGCCCGCCAGCGGCAACCCGATGGCGCGGAAGCGGCATTCTAGACCTCGTTAGGAACGTTGCACCCGCAACCGACCGTTAACGCGGATGGGTCACGCCTAGATCTGCTCGACGTAGCGCCGCTGCGCCGACAGCCGCACCTCGCGCCCCAGGATCTCCAGCAGGATATTGACCCGCTGCGCGTTGGTGTACTCGACGATGCCCTCGAGCCCGGCGAACCGCGGATCGAAATCGTCGGTCAGCCGCACCGCCGTGCTGCGGCCGATCGGCTTACGGCCAGCATCCGGCCGCGCCTCGTAGATGACGCCGTCGGCGGCACACTGTTTCCAAAGCACGTCCATCGCAGCCTGCGGCACCGGCTCCGGCCCGAACCGCGTGCCGAGCACCGCCGACACGCCCGGCTGGCTATAAACGCCGCGCCAGAGATCCTCCGCGAGGTCGGCCTCAAACAGCAGATACGTTCGGAAAAGCGGCCTAATGTGCGGATCGGCACTGAGATCGCGCTGCCCGTATTGGTAGCGCGGAGCCTCGGTGAGAGGCCGCCGCAGCGCCGACCGCCGCTTGACCGGTGAGAACTCAGGAAGCCATGCGCACAGCCCTAACCTCCTGATCCATTGCAGCGCGAGACGTTCCTGCCGGTGCTCGGATTGAGCCACAAACCACTGGTATTGCGAGGAGGAATGGCATCCGCACGGCACGAACAGAGTGCCAAAGGCGCCCCGCGCGTCCGGTAAGGATACGCAATGGCGATCCTGGATTTTAGAGTCAATCACGAAATTCACCCGTGGCGATCCCGGACCTTCCCTATACCGCATTTTAGAGACGAAAGCAGGTTGTATTGCCTGAAAGCAACGGGCCGGCTGCGCAAAGCTGGCAGCCGGCCCGTGCAAGGCAGCCCTGGTGAGGACGAGGAACTATAGCCGGTTAGAAGCCTCCTGACGACGCTGGATCTCCAGACGGCAGGATTCGCGATCGGCGAACACGTCCGCCTGCGGCAACGTCATCAAGCCCCGAGTGAACCGGCTGGCCCGCACCTCGACGGTGCCATCCGCCAGCAGACGCTGCACCAGGCAGCGGACCGCTTGCGGCGCCCGCGACCCGATGCGCCAGGCATGCAGCCCGGGCCGCAGCGGTTGAGCGCCCATCACCGGCGCCTCCCCCACCAGAGCCACCGCCGGCGCCGCGGTCGCTCAACGCGCGACACCATCGCCGCGCACTCGAGATCGAAGGCCTCCGTGCTCACCGCGAGCAAAAACATCTCGAGCCCACGCAGCTCGCGCCGCGTCTCGTCGGCGAGCCCGCGCAGCTCGCCGCCGGAGAACAGCAAGCCGAGACGCGTGCGCGCCTCGCACGCCCGCATCGACAACGGCGCATCAAGAGTATTTTCGATCAGACACCCAAACGGGAAATCGATCATGCCGCTGGACCCCCCGGCAGATCGTCGACGAAACCGCACACGCCGCAGTACCGCTCTTGCGCGTCGTGCGGGTTGCAGCTTTGACGCCCGCAGATCGGACAGACGAACGTCACAGGCGGATGGACGGCACCCTCGCCGAACTTCCAGTCGAACACGATCAGCCCGTGCATGTCCGTGATGACGACGCGCGCGGTGTTGCCGATCGTAGCCCCGACAGACTCAGTGAGGCGCTTGGCGCGCAGCACCGCCGACCGACCATCAACGAGCGTCATGACCTCCTCGCAACTGCCGTCGGCGAAAAACTGATAAAGCGAGAACTCCCCGCGCTCCGCCATGCCGCCCCCCTTCGGTCCCGTTGGCTCGCGAGCCAGAGCCCGTCCGCAATATCGAACAGCCGCAGCCCATACCGAATCTCGAAGTCGCGCCAGCCGCCCGACAGACCCTCCTCCCGATGCTCCAGGCAGACCGGCACGCACCCGCGCTCCAGCGGATGCATGGTGAACGGAGTTCCTTTCCGGATGTTGTGCGCGTGGATCTCGTCGCCGCAGCACCCCGGCACCAGACAACGCAGCGACCGCACGAAAACGACGTGGCGCGGCGCGCGCAACCGTTCGGTTTTTGGGAGCATCATTCCCCGTGCTCCCGCAGCGCCGGCACCGTGAGGCCGGCGAGCTGCAGCTCAGCGCGACGGCAGACCGCCTCCGCCTCGGCGCAGTTCCGGACGTGCCGCCGCCAGCGCCAGATCGCCGCCCGCGTGAAGCGCCGCAGGCGCACGCGCGCCGCACCTTCGGCGCGGCCCCACTCGGCGACCGCCATACTCATGTCGCGCAGCGCCTGGTCGTGCACGACGCGCGCGACGTCGCGCATCCGGCAGGCATCGTCCCGCGCAGCGGTAGCGTCGTCGACCGCCATCGCGTGCAGCACGTCCTGCAGCCAAGCGGGATCGGATTCGGTTTGATGGATTTGCATTGGCGCTCTCCTTGGCCGGGCCGGCAGCCCGGGGAGCGCAGTATTGTCAGCAATGCTTTACACGTCAAGCAGGAATGGCCGGAGTTGACACGATTCCCGGCAGCCCAATACAGTCGCCCTATGGCTAAACGAGCGACGCCAGTGCATCCCAGGAATGGCCGGAACGGCACCGCGTTCTGGCTATCCGACGACGACGGCGACCTCGTGCGCACGATCGCCGCCGCAGAGGACCGCACCATTCAGACGGTAATCATGCGCGCAATCCGCCACTATGCGACGCTCAGCCCGGAGTACCAGCAATGGCTTGCCGAAAAGAAGGCACCGGTGCCCAGGCCGACGCGCGTCCCGAAACCGAGACCCCGCAGATCGCGCGCCCAGCCCCCAGCGCAGGCGCACGCAGCGGATTGACCGGCTCCGGCGCGCAAGCCCAAAAAAGCAAACGGCGCGGACCCTGCCGGGGTCCGCGCCGCGTAGCCGAGAGTAATTGAGTTCCGAAACCACCGAACGCGAGAGCGCCACCTCGAGCGTCCGACACAAAACCTAGGAGCTAACTAGGCACCACCAGCGGAGGCCCACGAAGACCCACAGCAGGAAGAACCAGCCGGCAACAGGAGCCCTTAATCTGGCACGCCCCAGCCCCCGCGCAAAGCGCAACTTAGGTTGCACACTAAAAACGGTTACACGCCGCAGGCGTGTCGGCCGCCTTACCGGCTTGGTCGGCCAAACCGTCTCACGCGCCACTCGCGCTCCGCGGCAAATTCCGCCGTTCCGCTCGAACCCCCGGTTGATCTGGTCCGGCGAGTCGCGCGAAAATCGCCGGCTCGACGATTCGAAACGAAGAACAAAAAAGGTCCGCCGGGACGAACCCGCGCGGACCCAAGGGGTGGATTTAGCGATGGGTGGATTAGCAGAACTCACCGAGTCCGCAACGCCGGAGCCTCCCGCTTGCGGTGAAATCTCGGGGATAACTCACCACCGCGACTCCCCCTGGCCCGAGCGTGAGCTCGAGCTGCTCCGGCTCTGGTCGCAGAACCTCAGCCATACCGAGATCGCGATCGACATGGGGCTGACCCCCGGACAGGTCGCCGGCCGCCTGCACCGGATGCGCGCGGCAGGACGGCTCGGCCAGCGGTGCCTCGACGCCCGGCGCAGACAGCCGCCAAACCTCACCGAGGAGCAGGAGCAGGCGCGGCGCGCCAAGATCTCCGCGTCGCTGCGCACGCGCTTCGACGAGCTGCGGGCGGCCTACGAGACCCTGCAGGACGGCGCCGAGCCGCAGGACACGCCAGCCACCGAGCCGCGTCCCGAGCCGCCCCAGGAGGCGCCAGGGCGCCACAGGCCAACCTGTTGCTGGCCGATCGGAGAGCCAGGCACGCCCGGCTACCGCGAGTGCGGCAGACCCCCGCTGCCCCGCCAGCCGTACTGCGAGCAGCACCACGCGACGGCGCACATGCCCAGGCCGCGGAGCCAGGCCGCATGACCGAAACACCAGAACTGCCTGCCTGGGTCGACGCCAAGTGGATCACGCCAGAATGGCCCCTCGAGGCGATCGTCGACCTGCGCGACCTTTGGCTCAGCGGACTCTCGCTCGCGAAGATCGGCCAGCGGATGCACCGCACCAAGAACGCCTGCAGCCGCAAGGTTGCCAAGATCGGCCTGCGCGCAGGCCCCTCGCCGATCCACCAGCCAAACGCAGCACGCCCTGTCCAGAGACCCGGAAAGGGTCCGACGTTGCCGCCGCTGCCCAGCCTCTTCGACGACGCACCGTGACGGCGCGCGGTAAGACGAGCCGCACGGCCCCCGCGTGGATTTGCGCCGTCTGCGGCGCATCTTCGGACACGGCGAAAATCAATCGCCTTTCCCGCCGACGCCGTCCCGGCGAAAGCGGTAAACCCCCGTCTGCCGACCTGTGCGAGAGCTGTCTCGCCGACATCGACCACGAGGCGCTGATTGCCCTCCTATCGTCGCCCCGCACGGCGCAGCGCAAGTGACAGCGAAAACCTCAGCGGAGCTGCTCGAGGAGCAGACCAAGGCGCGCCACGCCGCAACGCGCGCCCATCTCGCTACCGTTTCCGTGCCAGACGCCGACCTCGTGCGCCTCACCCAGGAGGCCACGGCGCACGTTCGGGGAGACGGCTCCAGCAGCAGCCCAAAGCCGCTGGCCCCCGGCGCGAAACTCACCCGCGCCGAGAGGATCGCAGCCGCCGACCCGGACCGGATGGTCAACATCTCCGTCTGCGAGGCGGATCTCCCGAAATTCCAGGGACGCCCGTTCAACCGGGAACAATGGATGCGCGACGTCGAGCGCGAATTGCAGCACATCGACTTCGGCCGCGTCCACCATTCGACCGTCATCCTGGCATGCGAGAAACTCGCCGCCGCCGCCGCCGGCGGCAACGGCATGGCCCGCTGGTCGTACGATCTGTGGTCCTTTTTCACGCACTGCTGCCGCTCGACGCTCCACAAAATCATTCACGCCCTCTGGGCCGCCGACCTGGTCCAGATCGTCAACACGTTTTACTGGCTCGGCAAGGACCAGCGACGAGGCGCGAACGCCTACTTTCCGAGAAATCGGCCAGCCGAACCGGAGCAGGCACCCAGCGACGCGCAGCCACCGGCCGCCAGCGCAGACGCGACGCTTGACGCCGATCTCGTCGAGGCCGCGCCAGCCGATGTCCCGTCCAGGACGATCGCACGCATGGGGGCCGCGCTGCGCGAACTAGCGCCTTACTTCCCAGGCCTCGTCGCCCGGGTGTTCGGGCTCAACACCTCTCCCAGCAAGAGGCGCCCAGCGCCCGCCTGATGCGCTCCGGAACGGCCTAAGCCGACGCCCCGCCGCTCGAGCGGGCGGCCCCCGTTGGACGGTCCCGATCAGCGATCAATTCCAGGAATAACCAACGGCGCAGCTATCAACGCGCGTGATTGCCCGCGGCGCGCGGGAGCGCAGAATCCGCGCCAAGACAGCACGCCTGCGCAACGTCGTAAGTATCCTAGTCCATTGCGTGGTAGTACTACGCGTCCATTAGCTGGCCGAACTGAAAATCCATCGCGTGGCCGACCTCAGCCAGTAAGAAAGAATCAAAGGAAAGGCGGACCGCCTTGCCCGCTCGGACTAGGGGGGGCTCGCCGCCCCCCCTACGCTCCGCTGACCCCCCGGCGGACCCGCTCCCGCGGCACCGGTGGAACCCGAAGATTGCTCGACAGCAGGAGCGGCTCGGCGGCCGACGACAGGCACCGCGACAGCGGAGCAGCCGGCCGGAAAGCGGGCACTTCAGCCAATTAAGGCACTCAGTGATAAGGCGTGGTAAACGAATGTATGCCCGATAACGGTAGTTGTCGGGCAGACGTTCAGGCGGCCGGCTGCGCCGCCTGCAGCGCCGCGTTCGCCTGGTCGAGCGCCGCGTCGATCGCGGCCTGCTGCGCCGCCGTCGGCGCCGTTCCCGAGTTCCAGAGATCCACCTCGGTCTGCGCCGCGGCGATGATCTCGGGCACGACGTTCAAGCCGAGCTGCAGCAATTGCAGCACGAGCGGTGTCAAAGCGAGCATCGGACCCTCTCCTCAGTTGTTGGTGGTCGGCGCCGGCGACACGAGCGCCGCCAGCGCGTCGAGTGCGGCCTGCGCCGCCGCCACGGTGCCCGTGCCAGCCTCCGCCGCCTTGACCGCGGCATAGGCCTGCGCCGACGCGACCTTGATCTGCGTCGACGTCGCCGCGACCGAGCACAGCGTCCCGCTCGGCTGCGGGCACAGCGGCAGCGTCACGTATTCCACCGCGGCCTGGTCGAGCGCCGTCAGCGCGACCTCGGTCCCGGAGACCGACGTCTTGCTGCAGCCGGCCAGGCAGCCGCCAACGCCCGCGGCAACCGCCGCGGCGACGAGAACGCGAATCATGTACAGATAACTCCTGTTTTACACTTTCAGGTGACGGGAAACGCCGGTTTCACGCCGCCGACGGCGCCGCGCTGTCCGGATCCGCAGCCGCGACCGCTGCCACCGGCTCGGGATCCACAGCCACCGGCACCGGCGCCGGCGCCGGCTGCTTCATGCTGCCGACGAGTTCCTCCGCCAGGTTCAGCACCGCCTCGCCCTCGTGTTCGATCGCGGTGATCGGCACGCCATGCGCCAGCGCCGACGCCTTGCCGGCTTGAATCGCCATCGCCACCAGCGGCGACGACGCCGCCAGATCGGACAGCGCCTGGACACCGTCGGCCAGCTCGCCCACCAGCCGAATCGCGGCGTGTTCGGTCCAGTCGAGCGCAGCATGCCCCGCGGCTTCCAGCCGTTCGATAATCGTCATTGGATTGTCTCCTGCTTGCTGGCGAGACCGCGCCAGATCGGTATGCCGAGAGTCAGTGCGCCAGCAGGTGCACGACTTTCGCCAAATGGTCGGCGCACACGTCGCCGCGTGCCCGCTCAGCTTCCCGAGCCAGCTCCTCGCGCGTCGCAAATTCCGCCAATTGCTCGCGCGTCCGCGCCGCCGGCGGAGGCGCCGGCTTGGCTGGCCGCGGCGGGCAGTACCGCAGCTCAGGCGGCACGACGCTGGTCGGCGCAGAGCATGCCGCCACCAGCAGCACCACGCAGACCAGCAGCCGCCTCATCGCGGCATCCGGATCGATGGCCGCGGCCCAACCTCGCCCTGCAACTGGATGAGCAAGTGCTCCTCCTGCGTCAGCCGCCCGTCGAGACCACGCATCTCAGCATCGTCCTCGAGCACACGGCGCTGCAGCTCGTCGAGAGTCGCGTGCTCCGTTGGCAGCACCGCAATCTGTTGCTGCACGCTTGCCACTTGCGCCTGCACGTTCGCCAAGCCGTTGGTCAGCGTGGTCTGGAGCGTGGCAACCTCCCGTTCAACTTCGGTGCGCAGATCGGAGGTCTGTTGCTCATTGGTGGCGCCTCGGTTGATACCGGAGATCAGCCAAACAGCGAACATCCCCGCCATCACAATCGACTGCGGGGAGAGCCAGGCGCCCAAGTCCCAGCGCGTTGAGACGCTCATTTATGTTTTGGATAGAGCTTTTGCGCTTTCGCATCCCGTTGCTCGCTCAACGCGATGGCAACGGCCTGCTTTTGCGACGAGACCACCGGACCGCGCTTGCTGCCGCTATGCAGCTTGCCGGCTTTCCACTCGTGCATTGTCTTTGCTACGCCCGGCATTTGCGACCACCCGTTCCCAATTGTTTAGTTGATTACGCCGCCCATGCCGTACGTTCCGGCTGTCGAGCCAGGCAGATAGCTGGTATTGCCGGTGCCTGTGTCGATCACCGCATTGAGGACAACATCGAACTTTGGCCCCGTCGCCCCGGTGCCGGCGAACGTCATCCCGCCGAGATTAGCGATACCGCCGCGCGTGCCCACAGCGAAGCCAATGGAGTACGCAGGCGTGCCGCTGAGCGTCACCAGCGCCGGCGCAGACAACGAAATCTGCCCTTGGTCAGCGACGAAGATATGCCCGCTGCCACCACCGCCGGCGATCAGATAAGCGCTCTCAATGGTAATGCGACCGTGCGACAACGCACTGAGGTGATACGCCCCGGAGTTCTGGCCGCCAAAGAGCACACTTGGACCGACGATGACATCCGCGCCGTTGCTCACCGTCGCTCCCGCGCCCGTCACCGTGATGCCTTCCAGATAGACATAGGCCCCAGCCCCGGCGACCGCGATAGAACCAGACACCGTCACCGTTCCTGGATTTCCGGTGTTCCCCGCAATAGTCACCTGCCCGCGGCAATTCGACCCGCCGATGGCGTTATAAGTCAGGCCGCCCGCATAGGTGCCCGCCGCCAGTTGGAGCTGCACCGACGTAGCCATCATGTCCAGGTGTTGAATATGCGCGAACGCCCCGTTGAGCGTGGCGAACGGCGCCGCAGCAGAGCCGTTGCCGGTAGCATCACTGCCGCTTGGGCTCACCTGAACAAGGACTGCCGAGCCGGAGTTAAGCCGTGTGCGCGGACCCGGGATGGTGAAATTCGGCCAGCCCATCACGTAGGGATCGGAACCTTGAAACCCCAGCGCATCAAACGTGGTGGTCGGCCCGACATTCAGAAACAGGTTGGTATTCGCCGCGTAGCCGACGACCCCGCCCGGCGCGCTGAACCGATTGCTACCGCCGGCCGCGAAGTCCTGTATCCACACGACGGGCGTGCCCGGGCCGCCGGCGCCATCGCACACGGTGAACAGGAAAAGGTTGTTTATGAAAACCGGAGAAGTGCTGCCAAAGTAGCCGTTAATCGCGTACGAGTTCCCCGCCATGTAAAAAACGTTGAACTGGTTTCCTTGGACACCACCGTTGCCAGGTATCGCCTGCAGCGTGATGCCCGCCGTGCAGAACTCCAGCGTGCCAACGCCGATGTTGTTCTCAAGGCAGTACGCACCGCCGCCGCTGCCGGAAGCATTCAGGTAGATGCCCCAGGTGCAGAACTGAATGTACTGGCAGAAGATATTGACCCACGCCGCATTCGTCAGGACAATGGCGGATCGGCAATTCTTGATGCTCGGCAGCCGATAGAACGAGTCAACCGGGATCAGCTCGCCCGCTCCCTGGTAGAAATTGCTAAAGGTGAACCCATCGACCGTGACGCCGGCCGTGCCGCCGATCGTGTTGGTGCCCGGACCAGTGACCGTCGCGCCGGTACCCACGATCCACTGGCAGGTGATCGGCACGACGAGCGAACTGCCGATGTAATACGTCTTGCCGGGCCGGAAGCAGACGGCAACGTTTGCAGCGAGCGCCGCATTGATCGCCGCGCTGTCATCGGTTGTCCCATTCCCCACCGCGCCATAGGCCTCGACGGCAACAGGCGTCAGCCCCAGCTCGTAGACCGCTTGCGTCAAGGTCGACGCGCCGACGACCGGCTGCATCGCGGATGAAATTGGGATGGACCCGGCTGGGAACCCGCCCGCGTATGGCTCGCCGTTGGCATCGAACAGCAGCGCCAGGCCGGCGCGCCGCGACGCCGGCGGCAGCGGCGAGAACGGACCCACGTCCGCCGCGTTGAACAGCAGCGCCCGCGAGACCTGCTCGGTGAACTGCTGGATTTGCATCTCGAGATTGTCGTCGGAGGCCTCGACCACCCCAGGCCACAGGCCGCCCTGGTTCGCCAGCGACACCGGCTGCGTCGTCGGCACCATGCGCTGCAAAGTCAGCGACGTGCCGGCCGCGATCGGCGAGCCGGCCAGCGGATAGGTGACGGTGCCACCTTGCGTTGCCCCGCCCGTAGTCGACGTGCCCACACCCGTTATGGCGTACTGGTTGGCGTTCAAGACCGTCTGGTCGCCGCCCGCGTCCGTATAGGTCAGGACAACGTCGCCGACCGCCGGCATCGGAAACGTATACGCGAACACCGACGTAGCGCCGTTGCCTTGCCAAATGACTTTAGACGTGCTGGTTGTGACCGTCACGAGCGGAGGCCTTCCAATATGAGCGAGATGGTGGAACGCGTCGCAGCGGCGCTGCTTTTTCACAAAATTTTCACGCCCGCAGCGGGCGACCACGAGCTTGCACTCATGACGATTCAAGAAACGCGAGGCACGCCGCGATGGGATCAGCTTACGAAACGCGCCCGCATCGCGATTGCCACGATGATGGAACCGACCGAGGCAATGGTGAACGCAGCGTGCGGCGACGAACTGCCGATCGAGGCGCTCAAGATCCTGCGCCACGCTTGGCGTCAGACCTGGCGCGAGGCGATCAAAGCCGCACTAGAGCCTAGCGTCCCAAGGTATGAAGATGCGCCTGCGGAGACAGAAAATACGTGATGCCCTGTTGCCGCTTCGCCGCGTTCTGCTGCCGTTGCAGATAGCCCGGCGAGATCCACTCCTGCAGCGAATGCAAAAATAGGTAATTCAGCGCCTGTCGCGCCGGGTTGAGATTGATAAACGGCGCATTGTCCACGGTGAGCTTGACCGAGTCCGCTAGCAGATCCTTGACGATGCCCCGCTTGCTCTCGTCGCCCTCCGCGTACGCTTTCGCCCGGTTGAACATATCGAATGCGTTATTGAGCGTCGCCCCGAGCACCGGGCCGGCGATCGTGTCGGTGAGCCCCTGGCCGAACCGGTTGACCTCGCCGAACATATAGTCGCCGAAGATCCCGAAGCCGCCGCCTTGCATCATGCCAGCCAGCGCAGCCTTCGCGTCAGGAGGCCGCGGGTTTTGCCCTTTCAGCAGCCCCTTTAGCGTCATGATGGCATAGCCAGTCAGCATCGACCCAACCGCCAAATTCATCATGCCGGCCATCTTGCCGGCCATCGACTGGCCGCCATACAGCTCGCGGCCCCACATCTGCCGCGCCGCGGCCAACGGCCACATTTTGAATTGCGCGATAAACCGCGCCACCTCGCCGCCGACCGTGCCAGGCCGCAGCCCCTGCGTGAACGCCGCCCGATCCTCGATCGTCGGCGTAACCACCGACTGGTCGGCCAGGTCGCGGAACATCCCGTGCACCTTCAACGCCAGGTCGTCCCGCGCGCGATCGACCGCGAGTGTCGCCGCCGGCGACATCTCCTCCACCGGCCGCAGCCCCTTCGCGATGCTCGGCGGCGCGTCGAAATGCACGAATGGCGCACGCATATTCGTGCCGGTATCATCGAACGACTTGGGCACGTTCGCCAGATCCGGATGGTTCAGAGGCACGTCGACATAGTGCACGAAGCCGCCGGGCGACTTGTTGGCGTAGCCCTGCGCGTATGCCCGATCTTCGGTCACGAACCGCGAGCCGCCCTCGTAGGGCTGGCCGCCGTGGAAGAACCGGACCGACCCGGCCGCCACCGGCGGCAGCAGCGGCAGCGCGCCCTGCTCGGCCTTGAGTACCCCCCTCGCCCGCAGATCCGCGGCGATCTCCGAGGCCGGAACCCGCATCGCCGCCCCGGGCGTGAGGAACTGCCGGCCGTCGATCGCCACGTGGTCCGGCGCCTTGCGGAGCATGTCCCACTCCGCCGGCGAGATACCATATTGCGCCAGCAGCCGCTGCGTCGGCGGCGCCAGGTCCGCATGCGCCATGTCCAGCACGCGGCCGAGCTGCCTACTCATGACCCACTCGGCCCCGGCTTTCTGCTTGTTCAGCAGCCAGGTCAGCCCATTGAGCCGAAAATACAGGTTCGCCAGCTTCGACGCCGTCCCCGGCAGAGCATCGTTCGGCGAGAAGCCGGAGATGATGTCCCGATTGGTCCCCTCCATCCCCGCCAGCATCTCGTCGGCCCAGCGGCCGGCGACGCCCCGGCTCATGTTGCGGAACGGCGCCGCCAGGAAATCGCTATAGCCGGCCAGCAACCCCACGCCGTGATAGCGCAGCAGCGCCGCCTTGGAGACCGCGGCCGACATGTGCGTCAGCGCCACACCGCCGAGCTTCGCCATCGTCTGGTCGAGCCGCGTGTAAGACCCGATCTTAGCAAGCAGCTCGTTCGCAGGACGATGCGCCGTGCCGCTCATCTCGTCGAAGATATTTTGCAGCGACTTTTCGTTGCGGTTCAGCTCCTCGACCGCCTCGAGGTTGCTATCGCGAAACCGCTCTTTCGCCCAGCGGATGTCCTGCTGAAATTCCAATTCCGGATTGGTGCCAAAGCGACCCATCAGCGCCCGCGCCTGTGCAGCACGCCGAAAACTTTCCATTGTCTGCTCGAGCAGCGTGCCGTTGCCGAACCTGTTTTGATAGTCCAGCCACGTTTCGCCATCCTTGAAAATCAGGATGCGATGCTCGGAGAGCTTTTCCGCCAGATTGGCGGGACCGGTGAACTGCGGCTCCTCGACGCCAACACCGCCCGCGTCCGACAGATGGACGCCCGACCTCAGTGCATTATAGACGCTATGCAGCACACCGTCGCGATCAGCGCGACCTTGGAAAGTACGATCCAAATCCAGTAGCGGCGTAACGAAGTCCGCCCAAGACTGGAAACCAGCGCGACGCATCTTGTCGACGTTGTGCGCCGTTCTGGTAATGTAACCAGCATAGTCGCCGATCCATGCGCCTTCACGATTGACCTGGCTCCGCGCGAGACTCGCGTATTTGTGCAGTATCGCAGCGATTTTGCCAGCTTCCGCGGAGCCTGTCACGCCCACCTGTGACGGCCGACCCGCATCCCGCCTCGACAATTCGTACAGCTCCCGGCCCCAGAGACGCTCGATCTGGTTGCTCCGCGCCGCCTGAAACAACCCCGCGTTCGACAGCTCGCGGACCGCACCCCCGACATACTGCAGATGCACCGTATCGCGGTCGCCCGAGACGCTGCGCCGGCCGCCGAGCACCCCGGGCTGATAGGTGTTGATCGACACGAGCTGGTTGCGGATCGCCCGCACCAGGTCCACCCCGCGCTTGCCGCCCAGCGCCTTCGCCTTGACCTCCAGCGCCTCGCGCCGGCCGACCCGCTTTTGCAGGTTGAGGAGGGTATTTCGCTTTTCGATCGCCGCGGCGACCTCCGCCTCGCCGAGAACCTCGCGCCCAGCCCGCGCCGTGGCCTCCAGCGGATCCATGCCCGAGCGCTCAAACGCACCGGCCCGCGCCTCGACCCGCTCGAGCAGCTCCCGCGCCGCCTTCGTGGTGACGGCCAGCGGATCACCGCCGAGCGCCGCGCGCACCTCCTCGATGCACTTCCCCATTGCCATCAGGAAAGCCCCCGAGCGATGCACGAGGCCGCCTGCATGGCGCCCTGGCCGATCAGCATGGCCTGGCCGAGCATGCCGTCGCTTGCCTGGATCTCCGCGCGATCGGCCGCCGTAAGCAGCCCCGCCGCGTCCGCCCGCGCCAGGGAGTCCGTCAGCTCGTCGATGTGCGTCTGGATCTCCGGGGGCACCACGCCAGCCTTCTGCGGAGGCGCGGCCGCAGCCCGCTCGGCCGCCTCCGATGTGGCCTCCTCATCGTGCGGGAGACCCCCGCCAGCCTGCCTTACGGTTTCGCTGTCGGCGATGCGCTCCTCGAGGCTTTCCGGTCCAGCGCGTCCCGCATCCCCAGCAGCGCGTCCGCTGTATCCACCGAGCGCTTCGCCAGCTTCCGGACCGCCGCCGGCTGATCCAGGTCGTCCCGCAGCCGCGCGGCCTTGTCCCGCTGCTTCAGCAGCGTCTGCCTGTCGATGCTCACTTTCCAGCTCCTCGAGCGACCGCGGCTCCGTTTCTACATCGCCGGCCGCCTCATGCTCCAGCTCGGCAAACATCTCCGCATGCTGTTCCTCGAGGCCCTCGACCTCGCGAGCCGCATCCTCGACCGACATATGGTCGGCCACGGCATCAAAAAACTGCGCCCGCGTCTTGTTGGCCGTCGAGATGCCAGTCTCGTCCGACAGCCGCAGGATCTCCTCGTTAGCGCCTTTCGACTGTTCGAAGGCCGAGACCGCGTCAGCATCATGCATCGAATAGCGCGCCACGCCGTTGTGGTCGTCGCGGATCGCGTCCAGCAGATCATTGATCTCCGGCCGCTCGGAGTGCTCCGGGAAATAGCCCGCCTGCCAGGCGCGCAGCGTCGCATCGTCCAGCCGCTGCCCGTTGCCGTTCAGCAGCCCCGGCCGACCCTTTGAGCCGCCGATAATGGCGCTGATATCCCCACCGTCATCGATGAGGCCGCCCGGGATGGTCCGCGCATCGAGGCCGGTGCCAATCGTCTGCGGCTGCCGCAGGAACTCAATCAGCCGCCGAGGCTCGTTTTCCGGCTCGAATGGCGTCGCGCGCGCCGTCGTCGCTTCGCCAGGCACCGGCGGGAGACCCGTCTCCGGCGGAATCCTACCCTCCGCCATCAGCTCGCCGAGCGCCTCGACGTCGACCGGCCGCTCGTCGGCCACCGCCGCGAGCGCCGCGTTCATCACGCCCATCCGCGCGTCCGGACTGGTCGCCATCACCTGCCCGAGCCGCGTCCGCAGGAACGCCTGCGTCACCTCGTCCGTGCCGCCCAGGCCCTCGCGCAGCGCCCCCAGCCCACCATGCGCCGCACCGCCCAGGAGACCGCCGTACAGCGTGTCCCAAAGCACGTCCGAGGCGCTGTAATCCGCCTGCTCCTGCGCCGACAGGGCATAGCGCGGAGCCGACAGCGCGGCCTGCTGCAAGGCTCCAGAGCCAGCCCCTGCGGCAACCCGCGCAACGGTGCGGCCAGCGAGCCCTTCCAGCCCAGCGCCCGCCACAGCCTCCGCAATCCGGCCTTCAGGCAGCACCGGAACCAGCAGCGACGCGATATCGAGCGGATCCAGCAGCATCGCCGCCGTCCCAGCGCCGAACCCGGCCGCGCCGGCGACGAACCCGCCAGGCCGCCGCGCCGCCGCGTCCTCGCGCACCATCTCGGCGTGCTTGGCGGTATTCATCTCCTGCGCCACCGACGGCGCCACGTCGTTCGCGAACGAGAGCCGCCCCGGGATCCCGTATTGCTTGTTTGCATCGGCCGCCGGAATCGTCGCCTCCGGAGGCGAGACCGCCCGCCCGTAGTCGTCGAGCGTGCCATAGGTCGCCGCGGCATTGCCGATCGACGACGCCACCAGGCTCGTGTCGCGGAGCCAGGGAGTCGCGTCCAGCACCGACGACGGCACCTGCGACCCCATGTCCTGCCATTGCGCCGACGGATCGCCGGCCGGCTCGGAGATCAGCCCGGCCACGGCTGCATCCCCACATTCGGCGGCTGCGCCGGCGCCGCCTTCGGCAAGGAGTCAAAGCGCAGCTCGAGCCGATTGCCGTTTGCCATTTTCACCGGCACGGCGCGCCCGTCATTCATGCGCACATAGGCGAATAGCCCGCTATCGTCCTCGTTCGGCGCCCACTGCGCGCTGCCCTGCACCTGCTTGAGCGCGTCACTCGCACGCTGCTGGTCGACCGCGGCGTAATCCGACGGCGGCAGGTTCAGGGTCGCACCCTGCTGTTGCTGCGCGAAGGTCCGCTGGAGATCCTCCCGGCCGTACATCGTCAGGTTGTAAGGCGACGCCGTGAATGACCACTTGCCGCCCTCACCCTGCGCCCACAGGCCGCCAGGATGCGCCGCGTCGCTGTAGCGCGACATCGTCGAGAACGTCGGCTCATTCGGCTTTTTCCATTCGTCCCCGCCATGCCCGTTGCCAGCGAGCTGCGCCCCCGACTTCCAGAAGCCGCGCAGGTCGTAGTCAAATAGATCCTTGGAGACGTCCCGACCTTCGGACGCGGTCCGCTGTTTCATCCAATCCTGAAACTTCGCCTCGTCGGCCGCAGACAGGCTCGTGTTGAATTGGCCGGTATAGTCAGGAGTCTCGACGGGAGGCTCGGCGGAGCGAAACGGCATCAGGTCGCCCGCCTTGAGCTGCCCCAGCCGCACGACCGCCGCGCTCTCGACCGCCGGCAGCATCCCCTTTGGCACCCGAGCGCCAGGCCCGAGGCTCGAGCTGCCGAAGTCATACTTTTCGTTCAGGATCCCGTCGGCCGCCTTCTGCAGCGCCTCGTTCCCGTCCATCCCCTGGATTGCGTAGTAGGTCGCCAGCTTTTCGACCGAGTCCCGCACCGTCGTCACCAGGCCGATGTTGCCGGAAAGCCCCGGGATCGACGCGGTGCGCCGGAAAGGATCGATCGCCGCGTCCAGCCCCTGCTTGATGTTCTTCAGCTCCGCCGGCGGAGCATCGTCCTCGAGCTGCGCCAAGCCGCCCTTTTTCGCGCTCGCCTGCAGCGCCCGCACGAAATCGGTCCGCGCCGAGCCCTGCCCAGGCGCATCCATCATGCCGGCAACCTGATAGTCCGCCGGCAGCTTGCCCAACGTGACCAGGTCGCCAAACACCTTCGGCCAGCTCTTGCCGTAGAAATTCGACATCGCATCGACCTGCGCGCCGACATCCGTGGTCGCCGGATCCGCCTGCATGAGCTGCTTGGACGTCGCCGCAGCCTCGCCAGCAGTCAGGATATGCCGATCGCCCGGCGCGACCCCGAGCTGCGCCTGCACCGCCAAACTATCGGAGGCATACTTGTCGAACGTAGGGGGGTTTTTGGGATCGATCGCCGCATGGCTCTGCGC